CAGTACTTGACAATACAAGTATATCTGGTCTACCATTTCCAAGACTTGACAAATCCATAACCTCATAGCCAAGGCGGTTTAAGTCCTTGACTATGAAATTATGGTTATTATCTTTTCTGCCGTACTTATGCATTTCAATCCCAAGGCATCTTTTCGTCTTTTATTGACGAATTATCATTGATATTTGATTTTGGCTGTTCTTTTCTGCAAATGTAATCTTTAACCATGTTGCTGTCGGGATATTGCCCGGTGGAGTCTTTTTTTATTCCAAGTTTTAACTTGCCAGTTTTGCCCTCAAAATCACGGGCAACAATTTGACCACTTTCGTATTTTGCAAGAACTCCACAAGCATCAGAAGCATGACGCAATTTATATGCAACGCTTTCCAAAAGGTAATCAAAAACAACAGCAAGCCTGGTTTCTCCATCCCACAATGCTACTGTTAATTTGATCATTTCTGTTCCTGGATTTTTACTTGATGCACCGCTTACAGCATCTTCGGAAAACTGAATTTCAAAATCGTATTCTCCTTCAGGCAAAACGCGCGACAACTCTGATTCGGATTTTGGCTTGAATTGCATTTTTACTTTTTTCCTTCTATTTTTGCGGTTAAAAATGTTATGTATTTGTCTATTTGTGAAGATTCTAATTCTTCCCATTTTGATGCGCTACCCTTTGTGAGCATTTTTTCTTGCTCTTCAAAAGGAATTTTAAATATATCAAGCAACGTGTTCATTTTTGAAACTTGCTCAGGAGTTGCGAGTACAATGGTTTTTGTTTCCGCTTCGATGTAATTTTTTCCGTACTTTTCTGAAAAAGTATTATAATCAAGCGGAAAAGAATCATTCAAGGGAAAGCCTAAAAGACGCGATTTGTGGACAATTGCGGTTGCTGGGTACTCTTTACCCCTGCGTATAATCCTAAGCCCTAAATCAAGCTCGTAGACGAGCTTATCCCACACGTCAGGTATCTTGCCTATCTCTTCGCGCATACCGGATTTTGGATTGACTCCCCATTCCGGTACTTCGTGAGCAAGAAAAAGGATATTCATGTCGAGCTTCGTTGCCCAATTGACAAGGCGACGCATTCCGGCAACGGCAGGTTTTTTACTTGCCCCAAAAGCATCTTTGTCGCCTAATCGCTCCTGTTCATTAGCAATTGCAGTCTGGAAAAGTTTCGTGATACTATCAATAATCAACGTTTTGTACGGGTGCTTTTCTGTTGCAAGGGCTTGCATCTGATCTATGATAACATCATAATCTAAACTACCATCTTCGGTTCCCAAATACGCACCACCTGCGACTTTTAATCGCTCTTGATAATGCTTTAAGTCCGCCCCGTTTTCAGTATCAATGTAATATGGCGTTGGGAATCCCAACGAAAACCAAGTTTTCCCGACACCTGAAGCCCCAAAGATAAGCATTTTTGTTTTTCCGGCCTCTACAACAGACGGATCTTTACCTTTTAATTTACTTGCCACAATCACACCTCTTTCATACTACGAATTGATTGCTCAATTATCATTGCGCAATACGTTGAAGTTGACCTTCTATCTGCATCCGCCAAAGTGTCAACAATTTTCTTGACCTCCCCGGGCAAATAAACGCCAACTGTACACCCTTTAAGTGGGCTTTTTTTAAGGTTGATTTTTTTAAATTTTTTGTCTTGCATAACGCTTTACTCCTTTTTTTTGTTAGTTAAAAATTATACAATAGGGCGGTAAAATTTATAATAATTCTTGTTGTATTCTAATCGCAAATCGCGTGTATTTTTTCCCCACGCCCACGATAGTACAAGCACAGCTTTTTTTTTATTCTTTGTGCTAAAATAATCACCTTCCTTAATAACCTCCGTCAATTCTAACTCCTTTAAATCAACCATGATTAATCCTTTTTTGTTGGTTGTTATTTAACGACTCAATTAATATACATCAAAAACAATTAAAAGTATATAAATATTATTATTTTAATTTTTTTATTGTACAAAACAAGGCTATTTTCTTGCCTGTTATAGTTTCAGTTTCTTTTATAAAACATTCGTGGTTTAGCGATTCAAAATATTTTTTCTCCCTTTCTATTTTTTCCATGTTGCTTTTTGTGGCGTTTACTGATGCGGTTTTTTGCTCATATTTTTTTTGTAATAACATGTTTTATATTTCCTTTTTTATAAAATCAAATTGCCCTAAAGAAACTTTTGCTTTTTTGTACGCATCATAAATATCTGGATGTATTCCGTCGCAGTCAGTACTCCAAGATTCAATTCCCATAATTAAAGAATTGACTATTTCAACATAATCCCGTGCTGGGTCATACTTTTTACACCTTTCATGGTGCGATAAAAAAGGTGGAATTCCATAGCTCGCCCAATTTTTACATTCACAATCTTGTTCGTTATTTTCCAAAACCAACCTCCTTCAATTTATATTTATCAACCAATTCTTGTTTTTGAATCTCAATTTTATTATACTGCAAACATTCACGCGGATAACCGGATTGAATTTTACTGATTCTATCGTGCAGGGTTTGAGCTTCGGATTGCGTCATTCAGTTTGTTCTTTAAAAATTGCTTCTAAAAGAATCAAATAATTTATTGCGTCTCCTATTTTTTCGTTGACTAAATACTCTGTAGGTTTTGTTGATCCTTCCACTAAATCAATAACAGATACGAGGTGTTTCATAAGCATTCCAATTAATGCTTTTTGTGGCGTCGTTCTGGATATTTCTGCGGCGCGCTTGAAATTGTAAAGACGGTCACCAATAGCATATTCTTTTGCTTTATTGCTTAAAGTTGTTTTGATTGCTGCCAACCGAGACTCAAGTATTTCTTCAAATTGTTCATTTTTCATTCCATCAACTCCTTCTAAAAGATTTTCGGTTAAAATTTATTTGTATAGTTTTTTTTATTACCATGCTTGATATTTCCTAGTTATTAATTTTAAAACGTACTTTAAAAAACAAATAAGTTTTGTTTTAAAATCAAGATTAAGCCATATATCAAAAACAATATATTTTGTTAATGGCTTTAATAATTTATTTTCATTTTCAAAATCTTTTTGTGCTTTTTCTGCACAAGCGTTAAAATATACCTCGTTATCCATACTAAAACTTCCTTTCCTTTATTGGTTTATCACATAGCGTTATATTGTTTATCAATAATAATTTTCGTTCCATATCCAATTTAAAATAAGGGTTTTCACCATATTTGACAGAATTGAATCTTCGATGTTTTAAAAATCTACCCATTATATCTGCTTCGTTGCGCCATAAGCCTATTGAGAAATCAGATGTCGCCTCAATAGCTGTTCCCCCTTTACCGCTGCGTGTTCCAACTTCAGAATCAGATTCACGGGTGTCTCTGTTTGTTTGACACAATGCAATAACAGGGACATTTAAGTCTTTTGCTATTTTCTTTTTTAACCCTGTCATAACAATTTTAACCGAATCATATTCTTTGTTTGATTCGGTTGATACGAAATCTAAATAATCTATTCCTATAAGTATACATTTTTGTCCAGCTGCTTCTTCGGTTAACTCGACTGTCTTTTTTATATCTTCTATTGTTAACCAAGTTTGATCTACAACCCATATTCGATTATATATTGATTCTGTAAACATTTTTTTAAAAGCTTGCCACTGGTTATCATTTTTATTTGCAGACCATCTCATGGCGTTGGGTTTATCACAACAAAACATTATTTGTAGTTCTCTCTCAAATTCAGCCTCCGCTTGCATTTCCAGAGAAAAGAAAATCGCTATACCACTATCTGTTTTATCAATGGCACGCTTAATCATATTCATAAGTTTTGTAGTTTTAAAACAACCAGGATTTGCAATAATAGAAAACAAATCTCCACCACGCAACCCCCCAGTAATATCATCTATTAAATCATATCCAAATTTTAATCCACCAGGATTAATTTTAGAATCAGCTTCAAATTTATCAACTCGCTCCGACATAGATAATGCTGGTCTAACTTTTGTTTCTGGATCATATTCAAATTGCTTTGATAATCCTTTAAGCTTTTCAATGTCAAAAATATCTAACCCGTTTAAAAGACAATCCCGAACATCTTTAAATGGGAGTACAACGTTTTTACATTTCCAAACCCCAGCCTTATGAGAAAATTTTTGTGCCCCGTCTTGACCAGCCTTATCGTTATCAAACAAAATAAAAATCGATTTGAATTTTTTATTAATCTGCCCCATTCCCTCAGAATAATTTCCAGCCCCGAACGGCACAGAAACGACATTATCAATTCCCATAGACGACAATGCATGACAATCGTCTTCGCCCTCAACCACATGTAAGACATCTTTTCCAAAATCTAAAAACTGTAATCCGTAATATATTTTTTTTGCATTTGATTCCGTTCGCATTTGCTTTTTGGCATTAACATATTTAACATTTACGATATCTTTGGTTTCGATATCAACGTAGCTGTATGTCCTACAAGCTCCTAAAACAGAATCAACCACCATTCCTACCCCGTACTGTTTTAAGGTGGTTGTAGGTATCCCGCGCTTCTCCTGGTACGATTTAAAATAGGTTTCACTTTGGTTTTTGTACGCAGACACCTTATTTTGGTCTGGTTTGTGATAAACTTTATACTCAAATGGCTCAAATCCCTGATCTCTTTTAAATGTAATTAAATTGCCTTTTGTGTTACATTTTACGCAAAAAAATTGCCCCGTAACAGAATTAAAACTAAAATGGTCAGACTTTTTTTGTCGATCCTGTTCGCAATACGGACAACGATCAAGAACAATTTCTTCACCTTTTTTTTTGTAATAAAAATCTGCCTGTGTCAAAAAATCCGTTAAATCATACAGGTTAAATTGTTGGTGCATTGTTTACTTCCTTTTCAACTGCGTCTTTAACTTTTAATTCATATTTGTCATCAGGTATAAGGTTTTCTGGTAATGGTCTAAATTTGTCAAAATTTCCGTTTAATATATTTTTACGTAGGGATTCAGTGGATCTTAAATTTTTTATCCAAAATAAATCCAATCTCGCTTCTGTCATTATTTGGTCTATTTCGTCCCATGACAACTTATCTGTAGTGTGTATTTTTTGTACTTCATTTGCCCATTTTTGCAAATCTGGCTCTTTTTGATTAGTACCTGCATTTAAAATATCTTGCCAAAGTCGGTAAGAAATTCTAAAGGCAGGGGAGTAGGGGACGTATTTGTTTTCTTTTATTTCTATTTCATTAGTTATTCGGTCATTATTCGCCGAATAATGGGGAGTTTCCTTTACTTTACTTTCCTCTTGTCTTTGTATTGCTGACAAGCTCTCTTTTGATACAGACCCAATCCTTTTTTTAATTCCATTCGAAGTGTAAAGTCCAGAATTAGTTTTATAGCAAAATTCTATTTGTAATGCAGTATCAAGTATTTTCTCATGTTCTTCTAAAGTTATTCTACATTTATTAGCATGTAATTCTCCGAATAATCCTGTAAAATTAACTTCTCCTGTTTCGGTTTGATATGCATTTTGCCAAAACTTAATAACCCAGGATAACCCATTGTTCCCATGCATCATTTCAATTGCATTTACTTTTTCGTCAAATGTTACATCCACGGGAAAATACTCCAATCCTATTTTTTTGGGACGAGCCATATGGTACTCTTTTAGATAAAAAAATCCGGCGGTGTGTAAATAACGACAAAAACACACCTTTAAAAACTGGTTACCGGATTATAATTTTTTATTTGGAATGTCGTTATTTATTCCACGTGAGACAAATATATATCGTAATCATTTTCGATGCAACAAAAAATTGCTTCATCCATAAAAGGGTGTTGTGCTTTGCAATTCTCACATTCAAACGTTTGCAAAATATACTGATAATGCCTGCCGAGTCCTGAAGCGTTCGGCATCCATTTTCTTATAATCGTGTACCCTCGTTTTTCGAGATTTTTTATTGATCTATGCAAGTGCCCTTCCTTGACGTTTGCAATAGATATTCCCTCGGTAAGATTTTCTTTTAGCAAGTCAAGGGCTTTTTGTTCGTGAGACTTTACACACTCACACTTACACCACCCTTTCTCATCTGCTCCAATTCTGTCGCCAAGACAAACTGAACAATCTGATTTTACCATCATATTACATTCCTTTCATTCTGCGATATTCCTGATTTTCTCTTTTTGTTTGCTTGATATTAAATTGCTTATTGCAAATAACACATGCGCATGAGTTATCGTCATCATCAAATACCCAACCCCAATACTCTAACCGTTCTTTCGCTTTAGGGATATCGTTTTCAAAAAAACAATTTTCTGTTCGCTCACGTTCGCAAATGTCGCATGTTGCTTTTAATTGTTCGATTTCGGGAAAATATTCTACCACCTTACACCACCTTTTCTATATGGTCAAGAAAATCAGTTTGTAATTCGTCAATGTCTGAAAAAGTATTAATTATTGTTCTTTTATAACTGTTTGTATTTTACAATTACAATGTCACACATTTTATTTTATCCTTTATTAATAAAATTATCTTGTGTAAATAAACCCTAAACCAAACCTCGCCCATAAAAATTAACTCTCTAAATACCTGCACTGCTCTTTCTCCATCTTCTTTTTTAAAATTCTTGTACCCTCGATTATCGCACGTGTAAATATACTTGATTCCCGAGTTTTATGTTCACTTTTGTTGATTTCGTGCACCTGTATTTCAATCAAATCGGCATAAACCGCTTCTGGTATTCTCACAGTAGATCTAGCAAAAGAACCTATTGCTTTTTGCATATTATAACCACCATTTTCTATTATCAATATTCCTTTTTATTTTATCACATTTCCACAATTTTACCATGTAGTTTACAATTGCTGTAATTATGATTATAGCTAAAGCCAAAACTACAGGAATAAAACAACTCAACAGTGGCGCATTAAATTTACCCATTAATTGCAATACAAATATGTTTTCTGTAAAAAATACAGATACAAAAAACAATGCCATTTGCCAAGTAAATTTAATTCTGTACATTTTTGGTCATCCTTTTGTAAATTGCTTGAATTCCATCCTTAAACAACATCGTATCTTGTCCGTCAACTATAGTGCCAACACCATCTTGATATATACCAATTCTGCCGTTTGAAAACTCTATTAATCTAACCATGGGTAAGCCCCATTTATATCAACTTGTCCTAAAATTTTTGTTTCACCAGCTTTTTTGTACCTGTTACGCAATTCCGTCAATTCTTTTTTCGCACCTTGCATTGTCGTGGCGCAAAAAGAAAAACCCGTGAGCATACAGGTGAAGCCCATTTTAACGGGTTCGCTTTTGTCACTAAGCGCCAAAACATAAACATCGTCGTATCGGCAATTATCAAGTGCAGCTGCAATCATTTCCCCAAAGTTACTTTTTTGTTTTTTAAAAGGATTAACCATTGAGACTTCCTTTCGTAGTTTGAGAAATGCGACTATTTTTTGAACCGGATAGATTATGAAAACCGCAATTCCCAGCTCCAAAACTTGATGGATATTCCGAGTATGTTTCTGTTTCCAAGGGAATTATTTTTCCGTGCTTCTCGTTTGGCAACGTTCTGCCGTGAGACAGATCAATGAAATTTTGTGGTGTTTTCATAATTACAACTCCTTTTCTATTTCAGTTTTCGAAAGTTCTAAAAATCTTTTTACTGCTTTTGTATGGCTTCCGTTTTTTTTTGTTCCCTCGTTTGTGTTTTTGTTATGAATTTGTATCTCATACCACGTAAAAATATCTACTACTTTGTAAAGATAAATAGTGACGTTTTTTGTACTGGTTTTTGCAATTTTAGTTTTTGTCATAAAAGTTTTACTCCTTAAAATCCAACGTAAATATATCTAGTATCATCATTAACCCACTTTATGTATGCCATAAAATCAACAAAGTTCACGGGTTCGGCTGTCCATGCGCTTGTGTTATAATTGTGCTCTAAAAAAAATCTCATTTTATTTACTTTCTGTAAAGTTTTTTGAGTAGTCAAAAAACGCTGCAACCGTAATAGGCGTGGCTGTTTTTAAATAATCCCGCATCAATAATCTTTTAAAATACTCAAAAGCTTCTTTCTTTGGGCAATTTCGTCCTGCTTTTGAGTGTTGGTGCAATGGGTACCCGCAGATGCATATCGGCTCGCATGTGGGTTCCTGGTGCGTTTTGTCGTGTGTTTCTATGGCGTTCATTTTATTTTACTCCTTTTGAGATTGTTATTCCCGGATTCGGACGGGAAAGTTCGGTTTACAGGGCGGTTGCCCTGCCGTCACCTTTTTAAAAGATCATCACATACTTTTATCGCTTGTGCTCTGTCTTTTGCGCAAGAGTCAACCATCATCGATCCGTCCTCTATGCTGTCTTTTGCGCTTTGAGCCATCGCTATACGCTCTCCTTGTGTATATCCGCTCATCTTAGTATCCTGCCTTTCTTTGCGCTTCTTGGCGCGCTACAAAGAGTCTCGATATATACTCTTCTGCTGGTAAGTCTTTTGGTATAAGTGCGATCACTGCTTCCAGCTCTTCTTTTTGTGCTGCTGTGAGTCTATCTTCTATAACATTTTTTGGGCGTATCATGATAATCTCCCTTGTTTGATTGTGTAGTTGTTATTTTGTTTACCTATTAAATATACACCAGTCACAACTTAATGTCAAATACTTTATGTCAAATAATGAAAATAAACGTGTTTTGTCTATGATAAAAATTGACAAATATTTTATAAATAATTTGTATTTTTGTTACCGGAATTTACAAATGCTATATTTTAATGAGTAATTATGACCAATTAATGAGTATTTATGAGTATTTATGTGATAAATTTATTGACTCGGGCGCGGATAATCACTATATTAGAGATAAGTTTTGTACCACGAATGCAAGACAAAAGAAAAAAGCTGCTTATTTTTTACTCCTCCTTATTCGTGGTAAGTGAGGAGGGATTAAAAATAAGTGGCTTTTTTTTATTTGTGCCCGATTATCTCAAAAGGTTAATCCGGTACAAAAAGCGTCTCCCACGGTTTCGGGCTGTAATGGCTGGGTTTATCCGGGGGGTATAGGGGTTAATCCCTGCAAACTCAAGCGCACTTATACGCATAGTTTGGGCGTTGATTCCTTAGCTTACTTTACAAATTGTGAAGGGGATTAAAGGGGTTGCGTCTGGTTTACAAATCTAAGGCAATTACCGCATAGTTGATAAATACTAATCAAGAGATTAGATAATATATATTAATAATAAAAAGGAAAAATTACATGCCAGAAAAAAGATTGTTATTAAAAGAGTTAAGACACGATTTTGGGCGTTGGCTCGGGGATAGAAAATTATCGGCAAATATCCAAAATGAAATTTTCCGATGGAATAACGAGCCGGGGAAGCCAATGAAAATTATTTATACTCAACAAAATAGTGATTATTTTTCTGTCAACGACGCTGCGGTTGATGATGTTCAAAAGTTTTTGGCGGAAAAAAATATTCCTGAATCAGGGAAAATAGTTGATATTGCAAAGTTAGTTCAGTCCGATATCGAGCAGCGGGCTTGCGTTGGAGAACGAAAGTATGGTGTTCGCCTGCAACCATCCAATGGTTGCGATGCACTAATTGATGCATATCAAGAGGCTCTTGATTTATGTATGTACTTGCGTCAAGCAATTGAAGAACGTGTAGATATTAAGGATAAAAAATGTCATATCCTACAACAACCTCAGCCTAAAATTAGATATTAGATACTAAAAATTAACTTAACAGGAGATTAAAATGTCAGAAAGAAAATTACTACTCAAAAAGGATCTCGTAGCGTTTATAAAATATAACGGGAAAGAATCGTTGACTCTTGATCTCGGCGAAGTTTACAAATGGAAAATTTACAACGACCTTTGCGTTATCTATGAACAAAAAGACAGTAAATTTTACTGTGTTAATGACATTGCTGCAATATATGTAAAGTGGTTTTATGAGTACGAAGCTGGAAAAAACAGTATGTGTAGTGATATTGTGGATGATGTTGAAAACAATCTTTTAAAAGCGTCATGCATTGACAAGGTAGAAGAGGTTTGCGAAAATTGTAGGTTTGCAAAAGAGATTGGATTCAGAATTGAAGGGTACACATTGACATTTTGTCACAAAAAATCCCCAGGAATATTTCCGGTTGATTCAAAAGCACAATGGCCAATTGTAAATGAAGATGATTTCTGCGGAGAGTTTGAGGTAAGAACATGATTGAAATACCTATTGTAAATATGATAAGCGCAATATTAATAGTGGTTTCTTTTATGGGTTTACTTATGGTTTATTTGAACAACTCCACAAAAGAAAACGACAAAAAAGACGCAAAAATTAAACACCTAGAGCAATATATCTTGGCTCAACGAGTACCAAGTGGGTATGATAGAGATAAAATGACTTTTAACATTTGTAAGAATTGAAAAGAAAAGAAAATGATTAAAATTACTGATTATCAAGTTGTGTCGTCATCACACACCAGTGATTTATCTGAAAAGGTAGATCATAGTATTGGAGATGGATGGCAACCATACGGTAGTCCAATGGTTACAAGTTCAGAGCGAGAAGGGACTATTTTTAATCAAGCGATTGTTAAATACGAAGAGGAAAACCATGATTAAATCGATTATTGTTATAACGTTACTTTTTACAGCATTGGAAGCTAATGACACCCTACACATAAGCAAAAACATGTTTGTGGTTACAACGCACGATACCATTATTATGATGTATGATACTGTTTATACCAGTAAAAAATCTTTTATTTTTTTAAAAAAAAGAAGATAAATAATGATTACAATTATTGTTATATCTATAGTTTTAATTTCTTTCTTTTTTATTTTAGGTGTGTTGAGTTTTATAGATGATATTCTAAATATATTATAAAATTAAGTAAAATTAAATAACACATTTGTGTTTGGCAAATATTACATTGACAGAGCAAAGCGAAGCGGCGCGGTAGAATGGCAATGAGGGTTATAATGTCGTTAAACCTTAATAAAGGAATTTTAATTGAAAAATATATTTCTTAAAAACTTGTTTCCAGAATCACCACCTAAATTATCTATGCAAGATAATCTTTTCTCGTTAAAAAAACCAACTAATATTAGTAAAAAACCTATCGACAGATTGTTTAAAACTTTTGAGAAAAAACTTAACGATCCAGAATATATCAAAAAAATAATTATAATAAACTGATAAATAACTTTAACAAAAGGAAAATTATGCCAGCGCCAAAGGGCAACAAATTTGCCCTCGGATGTACAACTTCCGGGGGGCCTGATAAATATAAGCCGGAATATTGTAAACAAATTGTTGAGTTTTTTAATATTCCCCCTTGCAAAATTGAAATATACGAAGATAATAACGGAAAACCTCATTTAATTGTTGAACCTGCAAATTATCCAACATTCGAAAAATTTGCTTTTGATATTAGTGTTTGTGTAGATACATTGCACGAATGGAAAAAGGTCCATAAAGAATTTTCCGAATCATACACGCTTGCGCTTAATTTGCAAAAAAACATATTAATGACAAATGGGCTTAACGAATCATACAATTCTAATTTTGCTAAATTTGTTGCAACAAACTGTCACGGTATGCGGGATCGCACTGAAATAATTAACACTGACGAAGTGATTCGAACAGCAAAAGACATAATTCAGACAGCTTTAACATATATCAATAAAGATAAACAAAAAGAGTTTATTGACTCGTGCGAAAAGGTGTTAAGTGAATTCAGCCCGAATTAAAAAGTACTCGACTGTTGCCGCTTTTAAGCAAGCATTATCTGAGATAAAAGCGCAAGGGTGTACTCCTGATTTTGTGCCCACTGGGTTACAAGAGGATATTATACACGCTGTTGGATGTGGCAAATATCAAATTGTAGTTGCAATTGACGCAAATCGCGTTGGCAAAACCACAACGATAATTAATATCGCAAAGCAAATATTATGGCCGGAAGAGAATGAGTATTTTGATTTTTGGGAGGGAAATAATGTTTTTAAAAAATGGCCTTACACAACGAAGCGTTTTAGAATTGGCGGGACACCAACAAATCTGGCGGACAACGGTGCTATACAACAAGCAATAGAAATGTGGTGGCCTCGTGGTAAGTACGAGAAGCAAAAGGGAGGCAAACACCATTACAGTGTGTTTAATTGTGGAGAGTGGGAAGGTGACGCACTCACATATGAGCAAGCGTCAAGCGAGTGGGAAGGTCAAACACTCTCGCTTGTAATATGCGACGAGCCGCCCAAAAGCACATTGATAGGTGCAATCAACTCCCGCATGGCTGAGGGGGGAATATGGGTAATAGGCATGACCCCAATTGATTGTGGTGTGTTTCTTGACACATTGGATGATTTGGAAGAAAAAGGTAAACGGATTGTAGTTGTTACTGGTAGCGTGTATGATAACGACGTGGAAACAGGCAAACCAAATCATAATAACACTCGCAAAGGTCTGTGGACAAAAAACCAAATAACTGATTTTGTCGCAGGTATTCCGCTTGACGAGAGAGACGCTCGCGTTGAAGGTAAAGCGTCGCACAAGAGCGGTAAAATATATCCAATGTTTGATCAAACCGTGCATTGTATTAATTTTGATTACAAAAACCTTGCTAAATGTAATTGCTATATGGCTATTGATCCACACAGAAAATACTATCCTGCGATATTGTGGTTTGCAGTTACACCATCAAATGCAGTTATAATTTATAATGAGTACCCAAAGTTTGATGATTTAAAAGCATATTATGCGGAAGTCAGAAATGTAAAGGCTTTTTCCAAAACAAATGAAGAGCTTGCGGACATAATAAAAGCAAATGACTTGACACATTGCGGAGCGGTAATATTATCACGCACAATTGACCCGCATTATCATGGCGACGATCCTCAATTTATTGTCAAGTTGCAAGAGTTGGGCGTTGGCAATTGGATTATTCCCGAATACGAAAAGATCGAAGTACAAAGAAGAGTATACCAAGATGCGTTAAACTTTAACCCAAAGATTCCGATTATTGGAAGTAATAC